CTGGCACACAAGCCTATGAAAACGCTATGCGTACATTCCAACAAGGTCAAAACGACTTGCGTACTAGCGCCCAAATTCAAGGTATGAATACTGGTTTACAAGCACAACAGTTGCAAAACCAACAAGCCGCCAATATTAAGTCTTTAGGTACGCCTAATTATGTAAACCCTTATAGTCAAGCTGCGGTTAGTGGCCCTGATTATTTGGGTGCTTATTCTACTAGCAATGCCCAAGCCATTGCCGCACAAAATGCTGCTAATGCTAAAACAGCAAATACACAATCAGGCTTATATGGTTTAGGTGGTGCTGCATTATTAGGTAGTGGCGGTATTGGTGGTTTAGTAAGTGGTATTGGTGGCGGGTTAAATAGTCTTAGTCAATACTTTAATAACCCTGGCATGATGGGAAGCGGTTTAACTCCAAATTGGACTAACCCTTATGCAAGTTATGACCCTACTGCTGGTGCAGGCGGTGGTTTTGGTTTGTCTGGTCTTGAATAAAGAGATTATATAATGCCTTGGCTTTCATCTAATTTTTATATGCCTGGCCCAGATGAGGAAAATGTTGCTTATTTGCCAACAAGCTCAACTGATGCTGAACCTGGGCTTCAATTAGCATATACAGACCCAAACACAAATGCTGTTACAGCAATGAATTATGGTGAAAATGGCACAGTAACTTCACCTTTGGCAAGTAGTGAAGCAAGAAATAACTCTGAAATATTAGGTTTAGGTTTATCTCCAAATGAAGCGCAATCATTGTATGAGTTAAAAACAAGTAATCCTAATGAATATTATTCTCAACTTGCGCAAAATTTAGCTAATAAAATTAATAATAATTTTCAACAAAATTTAGACTCTAGCACTTTAGAAAATTCATTTAATAATCTTGAAAAAATAGCACCACAGGCTTATTATCCTGCAAAAATTAGCTCTTTAGCTCATGAAATTGCTTGGATGGATGCCCAAGGAAACCCAAATAAAAATTTACAACAAGAAATTCAAGCATTAGCACCTAAAGCTGTAGCTTATGGTTTAGACCCTAATTCATTGCAAAATGCTTATCAAACTGGGTATACAACTGGTTATACAGGTAGCAAACAGCGTATGTCTAATATTGCTAGTTCTGGAAATTTTTGGCATGATAATTTAATTGGCGCTCTTAAAGTTGGCTCTCTTGCATTAGGCGCTTATGGTCTTGATAGTGCTTTAACTGCTGGAATGACCGGCATGGTAGATGCTGCTGGTAATATTATTGGCGGTGGTGCAGAAGGTGCTGCTTATGGTGGTAGTGGTTTAGGTATTAATGCACCATTACAAGGCCCAACATACGGTGAATTAGGAATAACAGGAGTACCTGAAGGTGGCATGGGGCCAACTTATGCAGAAATGGGCTATACAGGATTAAACCAAGCTGACGCTATAGCTGCTGCTGACGCTGCTTCTAAAGGTTTAACAGGCGCTGACGCATTAAAATATATCAATCAAGCAAAACAAACTTTAAATAATGGTAGCCAATTAGCCAAACTATTGGGTGGCACAACTGGTGGCACAAGTGTTGGTACAAGTGCCGGTACAAGTGGAATGAACCCGCAACAATTAGCAAGCCTTTTAGGTGGCGGGCAACAGACAAATAGTTTTATTGGTCAAATTAAAGCAAACCAAAACCCATTTACATTTACTTCTGCTGGGCAAACTGCGGCTACGCCTGGAATGTATGATGTTTCTGGCTCAAACTTAGCAAACGCATTAAGGAAAGCATAATGACACCTGAACAACAAGCATTAGACTATAACCCTGAATTGCAGGATGTTAGTCGCCAAAGAAAATTAGCTGAATTGCTAATGGCTCAAGGTATGCAACAGCCACAAGGTCAAATGATTAGTGGTTATTATGTTGCCCCTAGCTTTACACAGCAACTAAACCCTATGGCTAATATATTGGCAGGGCAAGCTATTGGTGGTCGTGCTGACACAGAGCAAGCAAAACTAGCAGAAACATTGCGTACCCAAAAAGGACAAGCATTATCTACATTCCAGCAATTAATGTCTAAACCAGAAACTCGTGGTCAAGCAATGCAATTTGCTGCTTCTAATCGTTTCTTACAACCTTTAGCGGCTAAATTGGCTGAAGGCATGAAACTTGGAGAAGGGGAAAAGTTTGTAATGCCAGGAATGGATGGACAGTCTGTTGAAATGGCTTCTGGTGGGGCTAAATACCATGCACCTATTAGTATTGACACAGGAAATTCAACTATTTTATTAGACCCTATTACCAAACAAAAAATTGGTGAATTTGCAAAAGCACATCAACCTGTAGCTGGTCAAGTATTAGAAACAGAAAATGGCCCTATGCTTATTAATACTCGCACAGGTCAAGCAACCCCAGTAATGTCTGGTGGACAACCTCTTGTTGGTGGAAAACCTTTAACAGAGTCCCAAGGTAATGCTACTGCTTTTGGTATGCGTATGAAAGAGTCAAACCAATTATTAAATAATTTAGAAAAACAAGGCGTTAAAGATACTGGCATTGTTAGGTCTACTGTAGGTGGAATTGTAGGAATGACTCCTTTTGTTGGCGAAAAAATGCAACAAGGCGTGCAATCAGCAATGAATGTATTGCCAAGCGGTTTAGGTGGCCCAAATGCACAACAACAAGAAACAGACGCTGCTCGCAAAAACTTTGTAACCGCAGTATTGCGGAAAGAGTCTGGCGCAGCAATTAGTCCTTCTGAGTTTTATACTGAATCACAGAAATACTTTCCACAACCTGGTGATGCTGACTCTGTTATTAAACAAAAACAACACGCTAGAGAAACCGCAATTAAAGCTATGGAAATTCAAGCAGGCCCTGGTAAGCGTCAAATTGAACAAATGGGTGCGCCTAAAAAAGTGGTTAATTTTAACGATTTGCCATAAGGACAGAACATGGATGTATTAATGCCAGATGGCACTCTTGTCAAAGATGTACCAGAAGGAACAACCAAAGCACAATTAGAAGCTAAATTAGCTGGTTCTGTTGCGCCTAAAACTACTCCTTTAACATCTGATGTGCCATTAGTGGCAAGTCAAATGCAAAGGCAAGTGCCTATGGCAGAGCCTAAAACTACAATGGCAGACAAGCTAAAGGCTTTGTATGAAGTGCCAGCTACTATTGGTAGTGGTATTGTTTCGCAACCTGCTTCAATGCTTTATGGGCTTGGTAGAAGTGCTATAGAAGGTGCTGTACAAGGACAAGCCCCTAGCCCTGAAGCTAGAGATATATATTACAAACAAGCAAGACAAGCCACACAATTTCAACCTACTTCCCCAGTTTCTGCAAACGCTTTAGAGTCTATGGGTGGTGCGTTAGAAGCTGCTAAGTTGCCCCCTTACATTGGCAATATTGGCGCTATACCTTCTGCTATTCAAGCTGGTAATGTTGCAAGACCAGTAACTCAACAAGCCATGCAAACCGCAAAACCAGCAATTAATACAATGGCACAAGCACTACGCAAAGAAGCGCCTATGGTTGGTGTTGGCGCAGCAGAAGTACCTGAAGCTGTTATAAGGTCACAAATGGCACAGCAATTAAGAGTGCCGGTGGAATTAAGTAAAGGTCAAGCTATGCGTGACTTAGGTCAGCAAAAGTTTGAAATTGAAACTCCTAAGAATTTCCCTGAATTAGGCAAGCCTTTAATTGAAGCCCAAGCCAAACGCAATGACGCTATTTTGCAAAATTTTGACGCATTTGTAGACGCTACTGGCAAAGAAACTTATGGTTTGCGTGAAACTGGTCGAGTAGTAGATAAAGCATTAGTAGGCGCTGCAAACAAAGCTAAAGCTGAAATTAATACTGCTTATACCGCAGCTAGAGAAGCTGGCGAAACCCAACAACCCATAGGTTATGCCCCATTAAAGGCTTATATTGATGAACAAACACCTACAGTTAAGCGTAAATTAGCCCCAATTATTAGTGCCGTTGGCGAAGAAATAGCCAAGAATGATGCTAAGAAAACAGGGCAAATTTCAATTAATAATTTAGAAGATATTTACCAGTTTATAAATAAAAACTACGAACCTGGCACGGTTGGCGAAGCTCATGCCAAATCCATGAAAAACATTATTAACCAAATGACCGAAGGTCAAGGTGGCGAGTTATATCAAGAAGCACGCAAGTTGCGTACAAAGTTTGGGCGTGAATTTGAGAATATTGGTTATGTAGATAAGTTGCTACGCACTAAACCTGGCACTACAGACAGGTCAGTAGCTTTTGAGGATGTATTTGACCATAGCGTATTAAATGGCTCATTAGACGATGTTAAGGCTATTGGAATGACTTTAAAGAAAGCTGGGCCTGAAGGACAGCAAGCATGGAAAGAACTGCAAGGTCAAACTGTTGAATATATTAAAAGAAAAGCAACAAATACTACAGACAAAGACATTTATGGTAATCCTGTAGTAATGCCTAGACAACTTAAAACTGTAGTGGACACGCTAGACCAAGATGGCAAATTAGACTATGTATTTGGTAAAACAGGCGCACAAGAAATTCGTGATTTGGTTGCTATTACTGAAACAGTAAATGCCCCATTAAAAGGCGCTGCAAACTACTCTAATTCTGCTAGTGCCATTATTACTGCTTTAGACAAGATAAATGAGTCCCCATTAGGTAAAATACCTGTATTGGGTTCTGCGTCTAAATTTGTCGCAGAAAAAGGCAAGGAAGCTGCTATGAAAAAGCAAATTCAAGAGTCAATTAATTACAACCCTATGGCTGACGCATTAAGGAATACAAAATGAGTAGAAACGGAAGCGGTACATACACCCTACCTGCTGGTAATCCAGTAGTAACAGGTACTACTATTACAAGTAGTTGGGCTAACACAACTATGCAAAACATAGCTGATGGACTTACTCAGTCAGTAGCTTCAGACGGTCAAACCCCTATGAGTGGGGCTTTAAACATGGCTACTAATAAGATTACTGCATTGGGTACTCCTACTGTTTCTACAGACGCTGCTACTAAAGCTTATGTAGACTTAACTCAAACTGCTTCAGGAATTACTGGCGGCACTATTACAGGCGCAACGCTAACTAACGACACTATTGATAGCACCCCTATTGGCTCTACCACAAGGTCTACTGTTAAAGCCACAACTTTAGACTTAGGTTTATCTACTCAAAGCGTAGCTATTGGGCAAGGTAACGCTTCTATTATGAAGAACCGCATTATCAATGGTGCGATGGTTATTTCACAAAGATATGGAACAACTGCAACTGCTAACACTATTAATGATTACACTCTTGATAGGTTTGCCGTTTATCAAACTACAACTGGAAAATTAATTACCCAACAATTATCTTCATCGCCGCCAGTAGGATTTACAAACTATTTAGGTATTACATCACAATCTGCATTTTCTATTGGTTCTGGTGATTATTATGTAATTTCTCAAATAGTAGAAGGTTACAATGCCGCAGACTTAGGATGGGGAACAGCTAACGCTAAAACTGTAACTTTGTCATTTTGGGTTCAATCATCTTTAACTGGAACTTTTGGCGGTTGCATTAGAAATAATTCAAGCCCTTACTATCCATCTTATCCATTTACATATTCTATTTCAGTAGCAAATACTTGGACACAAATTTCAGTTACAATTGCTGGCCCAACAACAGGCACTTGGAACACAACAAATGGTGGCGCATTTAATGTGTATTTTGGTCTTGGCGTAGGTTCAACTTTAAGTGGTACTGCTGGTTCTTGGCAAAATACAAATTTGCTAGGCGCAACAGGCGCAACATCCGTAGTAGGAACAAGCGGAGCAACCTTCTACATTACTGGTGTTCAACTAGAAGTAGGAAGTAGTGCTACTGGGTTTGAGTATCGTCAAGTTACACAAGAACTTAGCCTTTGCCAGCGTTATTTTTACAAAACATACAACCAATCTGTAGTTCCTGCATCAAATTCAGCGGCAGGTGGTCAAGCTGGTGCATTAATGCTTTATATTCCAGCAACAGGAAATACAGTTAGAAATACTATGTTTTTTAAAACAACTATGAGAACAACTCCAACCATTACTACTTATAACCCTGAAACTGGTACTGCTGGTTATGCGGCTTATGAAGGTAGTGGAGCATCAAATCAAGTTGCCTTAGGTACAACTTATGGTTCTGATAATGGAAGTTTGGTTTATGGCTTATCTGCTGGTTTTACTGGTTCTTTATATTGGCAAACAACTGCGAGTGCGGAATTATGATTAATTATCAATACATATATGGTTTAGATGGCGTAACCGTTAATCAAACAGTTATTAAGAGGTTGCCTGATAATGCAATGATTCCTGTTGACCCAGACAACACAGACTACCAAGCCTACCTTGCATGGGTAGCGCAAGGCAATGAACCTTTACCAGCAGAGGCAGTATGAACTTCACATTCACATGGATATTAGACAAATTTGGCTTTACACCCAAAATTGAAACCTTTGACTTTCCTGTTAAAAAACCAGTTGCCAAAAAAGCAACAAAAGTAGCCAAAAAAACAACTGTACCCAAAGCAACAACACGCAAAAAGAAAACATAATATGTTAGACAAAGACCCAACATCCTATCCTTTTATTACTTATGCGTGGGTCTTAGGCCTTTCAGCTTTAGGTGGTTTTGTTAGTTTTATGAACAAACTTAAAGAAGGCAAAACTAGAGCTTTTAATATTGCTGAATTTATGGGCGAAATTGCTACTTCTGCTTTTACTGGCATTATTACATTTTGGCTATGCGAAAACGCAGGGTTCTCACCATTGATTACTGCTGCTTTAGTAGGCGTGTCAGGACACATGGGTAGCCGTGCAATTAGCCTGTTTGAAGATTTACTTTCTAAAAAATTCTCACAATGATTGACTATGCAAAACTTGGTATTGCTGTTTTTATTTTACTTGGGGCTTTTGCTACTGGTTGGGGCTTACGCAACCGTGATTTTAACGACTACAAACGAGAAGTTAGTAATGCCGCCAAAGCACAAGAAGCCCATGTAGAGTCTATTAAAAAGCAACAAGACTTAGTAACTAAAGGAATTGAAAATGAATACAATGCGAAACTTGCTGCTTTGCGGAATTATTATAAGTCTACAAGCGTGTGGAACAACGGTGGCAGTAAAGTGTCAGGAATTTCCACAGCCCCCAGCGCAACTGATGTTATTACCGCCTACAACATTCTTGCTGGACAATGCGCTGAAACCACAGCCCAAACCATAGCTTTGCAAGATTGGGTTAAACAACAAATAGGCATTAAATGACCGGCAACTTTAAAGAGTGTTTAGACTTAGTATTAAAGGCAGAAGGTGGTTGGGTAAATAATGTAAACGACCCTGGCGGTGAAACCAATTTAGGCGTTACCAAGCATGTATGGGAAGAATATGTAGGACACCCAGTAGAAAGCCTTAAAAAGCTAACTAAAGAAGAAGTAGCACCTTTATATGAATTAAAATACTGGAGACCTTGCTATGGAGAAGTATTACCTCGGGGACTCGACTATCTCTGTTTCAGTTTCGGAATTAACGCAGGATGTGGAAGGTCAATTAAGGTTTTACAAAAATCTATTGGACTTATATCTGATGGAATCATTGGCCCAAGAGTCATGCAAAAACTTCGAGAATCTAATATTGCAGATGTTATCAAGAGCTTCTCTGAGTCACGGAGAGAATATTATAAGTCATTGAAAACATTTCCTATTTTTGGGCGTGGGTGGATTTTACGCACAGACAAAGAAGAACAAGAAGCATTAAATATGGTTAAAAATTCCTAGCAAATTTGCCGTGGTATTTTTCCCTAGCTTCTTGGGCTACTAAGTCAGCTAATTCAATGTCTTTGTAATAGCCAATATGAATGTCTTTATAATTTAATCTTAAATTTACGCACCATTTTGCTTTTGTTTTGTTCCATCTTACATTTTTGTAACCAGAAACATTATTAATTGGCAGTTTTTGATTTTGGCAATTTTGGCTTTTTGTTGCGCTACGCAAATTTTCAATTTTATTGTTTAATTTGTTGCCGTCTATATGGTCTACAATTTCTGGCATATAACCATGAAACATCATATAAATTAAACGATGCGCTAAGTAAACTTTTTTATTTAAACCTATTCGCCTGTAACCATCACCTTTTATTGACCCAGCAATAGTGCCTTTAGGTGACTTACAACTTAATGAAAAATTCCAATAAAGTTCGCCATTTTTGTAATCAAATAGAAAATTTAAAATTTCTTTGGTAATATCTTGGTCAGCCATACCAACTCCTATAAGTTGTGGTGGTTAGAAGCCCTTAGTAGCGCAAACTACTAGGGGTTTTCGCTATTATATCAAAAACGGCTGATTGTTAAGTAAAAACAGTACCCAAATACAGCTACGGCAGCTAAAGCCCCCACAAACCCCCAAAACCAGTTATATTCGCCTTCTGCTGGTGTTTCTATGGCGGTTGCATAGTCAGCGTCTTTAAACGCCTCAGAAGCCGATTTAAAGGTTTTACCTACCATTCCTACTGTGCGTGTACTCATTTATTTAACTCCATAGCTTTATTAAACTTTTCTTTCCAATACTCTATTTCTTCTGCTTGCTGGCGTAGCATTTTTGCACTTTCAAGCATAATTTTATTGGCACGACTATCCCAGTAATCATTTTCCAATTCATCAGCTAGTTCATTTGCATTCATTGTTTTTCCTTTAAGGCTTTAAGGTAGTTTTTAAGGGCTTTGTCGTCATCTTGAAATATGCGGTCAAATAATTCCTTGGTTGGCATTCTGGCGGTATGTGGTTTGAAATTGCCATGAAACACATAGTAAGTAAATGCCCTACAAGCCCATTCATAAGTCCTACAATCGTCTGCTTGGTCGCATTTGTCACAAGGGGCTTCCC